CTCAGTCTGCAAAGCAAGGATGGGCTGCCGGACAATCTGGTGGAGACTGTGGCCAGCGTTCGTGATCAACTGTATCAGTTGGTCGAGACTGAGAAGGTTGATGCAAGAAACATCTGGATCATTGCATCGTTACCTAAGCAGAACGAGCGTGAGCTGATAGCCGAGCGATTAAAAGCAGCCATCATTGCGATTGATGTGGATTATGAAACCTGTTTAGGCAGAGCAATGCTGGATGATAGCAGAAAAGACAAGGAATTGCAGAAGCAAATCATCACCCGGTACTTCCGCAACCACAAGGGGTAGCCCCCCTAAAAAATTGTGGGGTGGGGTCGAAAAGGACCGTCGGAGGTGGAAGCTCTTTGTTCCTCCACGGGAAAATTTCAAAAAAGGAGGGGGGTATATTTTTGGGCATAGCCGAACAATTGGAAAAAGAAAAGAAGATCCGGCAGGAGAAAAACCGCATTGCCAAGATTTACAAGAATATAAACATGGATAAAGACATTACTAAAGTTTTGGACGGGCTTATCTCTGATGCTGCTTTTATGCGAATCTCACTTGAGGAGGTCAAACAAAAGCTGATCAAAGAAGGGTTGATGGAAAAGTTTAAGAATGGAGCCCAGGAGTTCATGCGGGAAAAACCGGAAGCCAAACTGTTTCTTAATTTTATGAAGCAGTATGCCAACACCATGAAGCAGCTGATTGATCTGATGCCGGTTCAGGTGAAGGATGAAGAGCAGGATCAGCTGCTGCAGTTTTTCCAATCCGGGAAGGACACGGTTAAAAAATGAGCCGGGCAGAATTCATTGAGGAATATTATGATGCCATCATGTCTGGGGACATTGTGGCCGGTCGCCGGATCAAACAGGTTTATGAGAAATTAATGTATGACCTTAAGCATCCGGGAAGATTTGTGTTTGATGAAGAGCTGGCCAACCGTCCGATTGATTTTATTGAGACATTCTGCAAACAGGCCCAGGGTGTTTTGGGTGAACCGATCAAACTGATGCTTTTCCAGAAAGCGAAATACCAGGCGGTCTATGGTTTTGTGGATAAAGAATCACGGCTGAGAAAATACGGTGAAGTCTTAGACATCCGAGGCCGGAAAAATGGAAAGACAACTGAGCTGGCTGCTACCAGTATTTTTATGACCATTGCAGATGGGGAAAGCGGGGCAGAAAACTATTTTATTGCCACCAAGCTTGATCAATCCCAGAAAGGTTTCAATGAAGCCTGGAACATGATCGCCCAGAGTAAAGCATTGTCCAAACATATCCGGAAACGGAAATCAGATCTTTATTTTGATCCCAACTTTTCATTTATCAAAGCGCTGTCCAGTAATCGCAACGGGCTTGACGGACTTAATTCTCACTGCGTGATTATCGATGAGCTGGCAGCGATTAAAAACCGGGATCTCTATGATTTGATGAGACAATCAATGTCTTCCCGGGATCAGCCGCTTTTGACCTGTATCTCGACCAATGGTTTTGTCCGGGAGTGCATTTTTGACAGCCAGTACGAGTATGCCTGTAAGGTGCTGGATGGCAAAATAGTTGATGAAACGTTTTTGCCATTTATCTATGAGCTGGATGATCGGGACGAATGGGATAAAGAAGAATGCTGGATCAAGGCAAACCCGGGGCTTGGTGTTATCAAGAAAACCGAAGTCCTCAGGGGTTTTGTGAATAAAGCAAAAGAAGATCCGGCCTTTAAAGCTACGGTCATGGTCAAAGATTTCTGTGCTACCGAAAATGCTGCCACCGCCTGGCTCCGCTGGGAGGAATTATACAACCCGGAAAAATTCGAAGCGAAAGAAATGGGTTTCCGGTATGGCATTGGCAGTTTTGATTTAGCTGAAACAACAGACCTTGCAGCTGCAAAAGTTGTCTGCAAAAGAAGGGATGATGATAAGGACTATTATCTGTCGATGTACTGGCTTCCGGAAGAAAATTTGAACAACAAAGAATTATTGGATCAGGTGCCCTACCTGTTATGGGAAAAACAGGGGTTGCTGAGAGTTTGCCCGGGCAATCGGATCAATCCCTATGCGATATTAGAGTGGTTTGTTGAAATTCAAAATGAGTATGATATTTATATTCCCTGGATTGGTTATGATCCCTGGCATGTGGATGCCAGTTTGCTCCAAGCTTTTCAAAGTCACTTTGGTAAAAATGCGATGATTTCAGTCCGGCAGGGGTCTTATACCTTATCCATGCCCATGAAGGAGCTTAAGGCCGAGCTGATCGCCAATCAGTCGGTTTATAATGACCATCCTATTGATAAATGGTGCCTGAAGAATCTGGAAGTGAAGGTAGACATCAATGGGAATATCCAACCAGTGAAGGGCGTGTCACAGACACAGAAAATTGATGGCGCTGTGGCCATGATTATTGTCAAGGTCATCCTTCGGGATAAGATGGCAGAATATTTAAATATGATTTAGGAGGTGTGCCTTGTTTGAAAAAGTAAAACAATTTTTTAATAAGAGTCCAACTGTTTCCAGAATGGAAATGATCACCGAGCGGGGCAATGGGTTCTTTGCCTGGAATGGCAACCTGTACCATTCGGATCTGGTGAGGTCGTGTATCCGGCCAAAGGTAAAAGCCATTGGCAAACTGACCGCTAAACACGTCCGGCAAACCGGCTCTGATTTTCAGGTGAACCCGGAGGTTTATATGCGCTTCCTGCTGGAAGAACCAAACCCCTACATGACCGGGCAGATGCTCCAGGAGAAGCTGGCCACTCAGTTGCAGCTTAACAATAATGCTTTTGCTTATATCGTCCGGGATAACAGTGAAATGCCGGTGGCGATTTACCCAATACCGGCAATGACCGTGGAAGCGGTTTACAATAACACCGGAGATTTGTTTTTACGGTGTTTTTTATTGAATGGCAAGATGGTTACTTTCCCTTATGTGGATGTGATTCATCTTCGGCAGGATTTCAACACCAATGATATTTTTGGGGAAAGCCCTTCCCAGGCGCTGGCTCCGCTGATGGAGATTGTCAACACCACCGATCAGGGGATTATCAAAGCGATTAGAAACAGTGCCGTTATCAAGTGGCTGCTAAAATTCAATACAACCTTAAGGCCAGAAGACCTGAAGAAACAGACTGCCGATTTTACGGATACCTTCCTGAGCATCGAAAACTCTGGTGGAGCTGCATCAACCGATGCCAAGATGGATGCTATTCAGGTCACCCCCCATGATTATGTACCCAATGCGCTACAGATGGATAAAACCACCCAGCGTATTTTTTCATTTTTTGGCACCAACGAGAAGATCATCCAAAGCCGGTACAACGAAGATGAATGGAACGCCTACTATGAAGCAGAAATCGAGCCATTTGCCTTGCAAGCATCCGGAGAATACACCAGAAAACTGTTCAGTCGGAAGCAGCGGGGTTTTGGTAACTCCATTATGTTTGAATCCTCAAATCTGCAGTATGCCAGCATGAGCACTAAGCTGGCGTTATATCAGGTTGTTGACCGTGGAGCCATGACACCAAATGAATGGCGTAAGATTTTAGGAAACCTGACCCCGGTACCCGGTGGCGATGATGCCATCCGGCGACTGGACACCCAGCCGGTTAAGGAATACACAAAAGTTGAGAATGGAGGTGAGTAAGAATGCCTGTTGAAATTGAAGTAAGAGGGACAATTGTCCCAGATGGTGATAAGTGGATCTATGATTATTTTGAGCAGCCTTGCACCACAGCAGCGGATATCAGAAACAAGATCCGGTCAGCCAATGGTGATGTGTTGGAAGTTTCGGTGAATAGTCCTGGTGGCGATATCTTTGTTGCGTCGGAAATTTATACCGCATTGAAAAATTATAACAATATCAAAATCAAGGTGACGGGGTTGGCCGCCAGTGCTGCTAGCGTGATCGCTATGGCCGGTTATTGTGAAATGAGCCCGACCGCCCAGATGATGGTCCATAATGTGTGGACGTGTCAGAGTGGGGATTACCGGGATATGGATTCGGCGAGTGAGAGCTTGAAGAAAGCCAATCGCTCCATTGCGAATGCCTATTGTGTAAAATCTGGTATGGCTATGGATGCGGCTTTAAAAATGATGGACGAGACCACATGGATGACTGCCCAGGATGCCAAGGCGTTGGGGCTTGTAGATAAGGTGCTGTTTGAGGTTGATGATGAAGAGGGAGTCTATCAGAATCAATTATTTAACAGCGTCCTGAAAGAAAACGCAAAGGCCATGTACGCAGCGATTCCCCGGTTAAGTCAAAATGTGATTGCAAAAATGCGTGAGTCCCGGGAGAATGCTCCGGAGAAAAACGAAAACCCAGAAAATAAACTAAAAGCCCTTGTTGATCAGAACCTTGAATCGGCAAAGGCTTATTTAAATTATTTAAAACTGAAAGGTAATGTGAAAAATGACTAAAGAACAGTATTTGAAAATGAGAAATGAATTGTTGGTAGAGGTTGATGGACTGATTAGCGGTGGTGATGTGGAAAATGCCAATGCAAAAATGGCCGAGGTTACAGCTCTTGATAACCAGTATGAAGCTGAGCGAACCGCCCAGGCGAATGCTGCAGCCCTACGAGGGGCACCGGTGTTAAATTTATCAGCTACAACGGTACCATTAATGGATGGACCAGAGATGAGTTTTGGCCCTGTGTTTGCGTCCTTTGGAGAGGCAAATATGGACGAAAAACAGATTTACACCAATGCCTGGGCGAAAGCAATGCAGGGTGTTACGCTTGATGAAAAAGAACAAAATATCTTTGATTCGGTCAATGTGGAATTCAGCAATGCCTATACCCATGACACCGGCAATACTTCGGTGCTGATTCCTGAAACGGTTGTGGCCGGGATTTGGAGCCGGGCTGCTGAAATGTATCCATTGTTAGCAGATGTCAAGAAATTCAATGTCAAAGGCACCCTGACCATGAAAAAACATTCGTCAATCGATGCCGGCGATGCTGCATTCTATGCCGATGGCACCGCAACTGCAGACGAACAAAATACTTTTGCAGAAATTACGCTTTCCGGATGTGAACTTTCA